CAATGCACGAGCTTTGCCTTGATCGCGCGATCCTTGGGACGAAGGCGCTTTGCCCCAGGGACGCCGGTGTTGGCGGCGTCTTCGGCGAGCTGGAGGCTAACCGCTTGGGCCTTGCGCAGGAGCGAGCGGACAATAGCCGCGTCGGACTGACTAATCATTGCGACTGTCCATTTCGGCTTCGTATGCGGGTATAGCGTCGAGCGCGAACGCGAGGTTACGGAGCGCGCGAGCGAGCTCGGCGGGCGTGTGCCCGTCGCGAGCGACAAGCTCCGTTTCGCCGTCTTGTCTGATGAGGACCATTGCGGCCATGCTTGCCGATTCCTGGTCCAGTCTGGCCATTAGGGCCGGGGAAATGTTGTCGACGAGGCGGTTACTCATTGGAGGCCGCTCCGATCTCGTTCACGTCGCGGCGGTGCGACCAGATGCCAGCGGCAATGAAGGTCACGGTCATGAGCGGGACCGTGACGGGCCACGGGATGTAGAACGCGAACATGGCGGCGATAGTCGCGGCGTAGGACGCCAGCGCCACGAGGGCGGCAAGGAACTGGGTCCAGTCAATTCGATAGCTCATGAGTTAGCACTCCCGGTCTAGCGTCGTTGCGGTGAGGTGGATCGGGACTCCCGCGTCCGCTAAGCGGTCCAGGTCATTGAGGGACCAGCGGCGCAAGCCGAGGAGCTTCTTTGAGAGGACGGACTGTTGGACACCAATTGCTGCGGCCATGGTCTCTTGATTGAGGCCAGCCGCGCGCATGTATCGGGTCACTTCGAGGGTGACGAAGTCCTGAGCGAGAGTCATACGGCTGGTTTAGTTCATTTCGGACTAAGAATCAACAGGACGGGCCAGCTAATTTGTGTATAGCGGTCACACTCTTATGCCATTTTGGACTATCATGGGCACATGAGCACACTAACTAGCTTCTCCCCAGCGCCCGCGATCACTACGCGCGATGTCGTGGCGGCGAATGTGCGCGCCGAGGCAGCGCGCGCGGGCTTTAATCAGGTGCGACTAGGGCAAAGACTCGGCATATCGCAGGGTGCCATTACCAAGCGGTGGCGCGGTGAGCGCCCCTGGCAGCTTGAAGAATTGGACAGCCTAGCCACGGCGCTAGGCGTCTCTGTGGTCGATCTGGTAACTCCGACCGGGCGGGAAACGCGCCTCCGACAGGACTCGAACCTGCAACCTCGGGATTGCGTCACAGTCCATATTCTGGACACTTTGGGGGCCTCGTTATCGCACGTCGGATCGGGCGCGGCAGCGTAGCGCGCGCGGCATGGGGCGGATCGGGCGAGGATGTGAGCATGGTTATACGCAAAGCATTAGTGCCGGGCGGCTGGGACGCGCCACTGGGAGATTACCGGTTGCACTTGCTTGGATCGGGCCGCTCGGTTGCGACAACGCGGTTGCGGATCGACTGGCTAAGGCGGTTTGCGCGCGCGGTGGATCGCGGGCCGTGGGATGTGGAGACCGGCGACGTGATCGAATGGTCCGCTGCGCACGTATGGGCACGGGACACGCGCCGTAGCGCCCTCCAGTCGGTTGCAGGCTTCTACGCTTGGGCGAGCGAGCGGCACGCGGTTGGCGTCGATCCGAGCCGCGTCCCTACGGTGCGCGCGTCTGCGCCCGCGCCGAGGCCAGCCGATGACGGTGCGGTCATGAGGGCGCGGTCATCGAGCGATTGGCGGGTGAGGCTGGCCGTGCGCCTCGCGTCCGAGCTGGGATTGAGGCGCGGCGAGGTCGCTCGCGTGCGAGGATCCGATCTCGTGCGTGACCTGAGGGGATGGTCGCTCATCGTGCATGGCAAGGGTGGAAAAGCGAGGATAGTGCCCATCGCCGCCGATTTAGCACTCGAGGTCGACCGGCGCGGGCCGGGGTGGCTGTTTCCCGGTGCGGACGCCGGTCATGTGTCGCCGGAGTGGATCGGGCGGCTCGTGGGTAGGGCGCTACCCGCCGGGGTCACCATGCACGCCCTGAGGCATCGTTTCGCTACTCGAGCCTATGAGAGGACCGGTGATCTCGTTGCTGTGCAACGGATTCTCGGTCATGAGTCGCCACAGACGACCCTTAGGTATCTCGCCATTGCTGATGAGACCCTAAGGGCCGTCGTGGAGGCGGTCGCTTAGGGTGGCCTTACTTTTGTCGTGCCGGCTTTAGCGTCTCGAGGGCGCGGATCCGAGTGTCATAGTCCCCATGCTCACGGTCGCGTGTCGCTCTGAGGTCGCCGATCTCATGACCGAGCCCCTTGACCTCGCGGGCGAGCGATTCGACCGAGTGACGGGCGATGAGTACGTCGGCGCTTGCCTTCGTTTGCTCAGTTTCGATCCGGTGGATGGCGTCGCCGTGGGCGTCGAGGGCTTCCTCGATGCGTGCGGTGGCGTCTGAGATGGATGAGCCGTGATTGGGGCTGACGCGGGCGTGGATGCGGCGGGTTTGAATGAGGGTGGCGGCGCTGGTGATGAGGGCGGCTGCGCCGCCGAGGCCACCGAGTGCGGTGATGACCTCGGCGGCGACGCTCACGAATCGCCTCCGGTGGGTGTGTGAGCGAACGCGGTCGCTGTGCCGAGTATGGAGGCGGCGAGGGCGAGCCAGAGGGGCGCGGTTGCGGCCTCGATGATCCCGTAGACGACGAGTAGGGGGACGGCGGCGGTAATGATGCCGTACGCCCACTTACGCACTTGGGGGGTGAGCCAGCTGATAGGGTGGGGTGTGGCTGCGTGCCTGGGTTCGGCCATGGTCAGAGGTTCCCTTCGTTGAGGCTTCCTTGCAGGGCGGCGACGGTTGCCATACCGGCGTAGCCGTCGGCGGGCACGCCGAGGTGGGCTTGCAGGGCGGTGATGGTCTTGGGGCCGATGATCCCGTCGACCGAGACGCCGAGGTGGGCTTGCAGGGCGGCGATCGCCTGCGAGCCCGCTGGATTGGAGCTCCATTTCCATCCGGTTCCGGCGGCGGGCACATAGTCCCGATTCGCCGCTTCCTGGCTGGAAATGATGCCATCGACGGGGGTGCCAAGGCGGGCCTGTAGGGCGCGGGTCGTGTCACACCCCCACCAACCGTCGACCAGGAGGACGCCGGGGGCGGGGTCAGGTAGGACCGGCGAGGCCGTACCGCCGCCCTGGATCGCGCGCGCTCGGGCGTCGAGCTTGGCGAGGCGGGCCTCCCACCGTCCGGGGCAGGTGGTTGCGTAGTGATCCTGGTGGCCAGAGAGGGACAGGTCGCCCCACTCGTCGCGGATCGCGGCGATGAGCTGTGCGACTGTCTCGAAGTCGTCGTCGTCGCATTCTGGTCGACACTCGATCCCGATCGTCCTGGCATTGTTGCCCATGCAGTGCCATGCTCTGTCGTAGTCGTGCGTAATTTGGGTGACACGCCCGCCGCTTGCCACGTAGTGAGCAGAGGAGTTCCCATCGGGGCGGGCGAGGTAGGCGACTACCCCGTCGTGAGACTGTCCGTCGACGCCCCAATGGTGAATGACGATTCCGAGGGGGTCGCCGTAGGGGCGACCGGGGTCATAGTTGGGGCCCCAATTGGTGTCGGTGACTGCGCTATTGACGCTCATTGTGGTGTCCTTTCCTGTTGGTTAGAGGGAGACGGCGAGCCACATGATTTGAGTTCCCGCCGATGCTCCTGAGGTATTGTTATGCGCCATCCACGTAAAGCCATCGGGCGTGATGTCCCATGCGGCCGTGTTCAGGCGCTGATTCTGCGACTGCATAAACACCATTGGTGCTTTATTGAACCGCTTCGTGAACGAGACCTTGTAGAAGGCGGTCTGATCGCCGGGCTGTAGGGGGTAGACGTATACCTGTCCGACCTGGAATGTGGTCGTGAGCTTGTCGGTTGCGGCCTTGAGCTCGGCAAAGTTGGCGTTTACATCTTCGGCGCGGGCGATCTCGCCGGGAACAAACGTTTTCATGGGCGGGTTCCTTTCAGTGAGTTAGGGGCGAGGTTGAGCGTGGTGATCCACGTGGTGGGGGTGATCTTGTGGGCGACCTGGGTGATGAGGACGGGGGTCGAGTCACCTCGGAATTCCACGGTCGCGGCGGTGATCGGGTCGAGGTGCGCCGCTTTGCGCATGAGCGCGTTTCGGTTCGCTGGTCCGTGCTTGTGGGCGGCGGCGAGCGTGATGCGGCTCGGCGTCGGCTCGGCGTTCGCGGCGGTGAGGTAGCGGCGGGCGGTGGCCTCGAGGACATCTCCGGCGAGGGTCGTGTCGATAGAAACGGTGGTACCACCCCACACGTCGGCGGCGGTGGGATCGCTGACAGTGACCTCGAGGTCCTCGGCTCGCCATTCACCATTTTCGTCGCGGCCCGCGTTGTGGTTGGTGATGGTCACGTGTGCGACCGAGTCCGAGGCTGACCATTCGTTCGCGATAGCGGTGTAGGACCATATGCCGCGCGATAGGTCGTTGTCGATCGCGTCGGTGAATGTGAGCGCCGGGACGGTGGGGCGATTGACGATGATCGAGACGACGCCCGTGCGGGTCACGTACCATGAGCCGACGACGGACGCGGTGAGGGCGTCGACGTGCTTAGCGAGGCTCGTTTCCCATACCGTCGCACAGACGCGGGCGGGCACATTGGCCGTGTCGATCGTGTACTCGAGGCCGGGTGCGCTCGTGATGAGGCGCTCGAGGCGCGCTCGCCATGTCTCGGATCCGTCGCCGCCGTCGGCTTTCGCGCCGTATCGGGTGATTGTTGCGAGCCGAGCGACCGTGTCCGAGCATGTAAATTCGACCTCGTATTTCGTGCGGCCGCCCGGCTTGTGGGGGGTGACGGTGAGGTCGGTGATGATGCCCGTGTAGATCGGCGTGCGTGTCGGCCAATGAATGAGCTTGACCGGCGTTCCGTGGTGGATACCTGTCGCTCGAGGGCTGAGGGCGTCGATCGCGCGGATGGTCAGGGTGCCGACGCGGGCGGTGAGTGCCGGGCCGGTCGCTTGTACGCCTCGGGTGATCGACATGTCCGTGACGGGCGCGGTGATGTCCTGCCAGTACTCAGTTAGGGTTTCGGAGACCTCCCACGCGCGGGTATCCCATGCGTGGCGATTCCACGTCAGGGCGTTTGGGCGATCGCCGCCGTCGGTCCACGCCTCGCGGTTCCATCGGTGCTGGTTCCATCGGAGGCCGGTCGCGCCGGGCATCGGGTAGAAAGCCTGTAGCGAGAGGACATCTCGAGGCTTTGGGAATTCGGGGAGGGGTGTCTCGTCGATGATGTCGATGCGCTCGATGATGCCGGAGCGGAGGCCGGAGACCTCGAGGGTGAGGGTGGGGCCGGTGGTGACGGTCGCGGTGTAGTCATAGCGGCGCGAGGCCGGGTAGCGGCGAGCGTGATCGCCCGCTCGGATGACGACGGGCGTGCCAAGCTGGGTCGAGGAGACGGCGAGCATGACCGTGATCCGGTGTCCCAGCGCGAGGTGGTCGATCGTGCACTCGAGCGATGCGCCGGTGAGCTGGAATTGTAGACGCCCGCCGCCGAGGGGCCGGATTGTTGCGCCGGTGTAGTCGGCGGCGATGGGTGCGGGTAGTCGTGTCATCGGCCCGCTCCATTGAGTCGCGTGTACTGCTCGAGGCTCGAGGCGATGACGCGCCCGGCGTCGATCGAGGGCGTGAGCATCGGCGCGTCAATGTTCACGTTGTAGACGTTGACGACGCGCCCGCCGGAGAGGTCGAGGGCAGCGGTAGGGCTGAGGAACTCGTTCCCGGCCACGTCGCGCGTGAGGCCCTGCAGAGAGCTTTTGACGTTGCCGTACTGCGATTCGAGGCCCTTGATAAAGCCTTGAATCACGAACACGCCCGCGGGCGTGAGGATCCGCTTATCCAAGTCCTCCGGGCCCTTCCAACTCGTGAGGCTCGAGGTGAGATTGCTGAGGGTCGATTGGACCGATCCGATCATGGACGTGATGCCGGAGATGAAACCTTGAATGAGGCTCCGGCCAGCGTTCACGAGGGTCGATCCGAGCGATCCGAGGGCACCGACGGCGCGGCTCGGGAGGCTTGAGATAAAGCCGATCGCCGTGCTGACGCCGCTCGAGATCGCGCCGGTGAGCGAGCTCATCGCGCCGCTGATCGCGCCGGTGATGTTAGACCGGAGACTGTTGAAATAGCTGATCGCGCCGGAAATGAAACCGTTGATCGTGCCGGTGACCGTTCCGAGGGCCGTCGTGATTGTCGAGCTAATTGATGTCCAAACGCTTGTCGCGACCGACCAGATTCCATTCCATGCCGACGAAATGGTCTGACTGACTGCCTGGATTGTCGCGCCGAGGGTTTCCACGAGGAAAGCCACAAACTCGCTGAGGACGCCGACGACGCCGGTGATGATGGGCGTGAGGATCTGGATAGCGACCGTGAGGACGTTCCCGATGACGGAGGCGACCATTGAGATAGCGTCGATGAGGGGCGTGAGGATCGTGATGAGGACGGACAGGATCGGCGCGAGCGCGCTGACTAGCGCCTCGATGAGCGGCGATAGTGCTATGACGAGGCGACCGACGAATTCGCCGACGGCGCTAAGGAGCTGTCCGATGACGGGTAGGACGGGCGCGAGGGCAGTCACGAGGGTGTCGACGAGTTGCAGGATGACCGGTAGGAGCGGCGCGATCGCGGTGAGGATCGCGCTGATAACGGAGCCGACGGCCTCGAGGAGCGTCCCGATCGTGGGGAGCATCGGCACAAGGGCAGACACGACAGCGTCGATGATACGCGAGAGGATCGGGAGGAGCCGCCCGATGATCGGGATGATGGTCCCGGTGAGGATACCGCCGACCTGACCGAGGAGGCCGGAGATGACCGGGAGCACTTGTGCCATGACGCCGCCGAGGAGGTCGGCGAGGCCCTGCAGGGCCGGGACGACGCTCGGCAACGCCTCGGCGAGCGTGTTGCCGAGGGCCACGCCAATATCGCCGATGAGCTGTGCGATTGTGGGGAGGAGCGGCGCGATCGCTTGAAAGATGAGGTGGAGCGGGCTGAATGAGCTCGCGATCTGCATGACGGTCGGAATGATCTCCATGAGGGTGGGGATGACGGGCGCGAAAGCCTGTCCGATCTGCGCGGCGATCGGTATGACGGTCTGCATGACCGAGGCGAATACCTCGCCGACCTGGGAGACGATGGGGCCGATGGCCTGCATGACGCCGCCGAAAGCGGTTTTAAGGGTGCCGGTGATGCCGCCCTCGCCGCTGAGACGGTCGCGGATCGAGTCGATGACGGGCGCGATCGCATCCCCAATCGGTGCGAGCCGGTCGCGGACGGTCTCGATGACGGGCGCGATCGCATCCCCAATAGCCGTGAGGCGTGCGGGGATGCCGGTGAGCCAGTCGGCGAACTTTTGTCCCGATCCGTCGATGAGCGCCGAGAGCTTAGGTCCGAGGAATTCGGCGGCGGCGTCGGCGGCGGGCGCGAGGGCGCTCGTGACGGCGTCGATCCCGATCGTGGCTTGCTGTAGGACGGTCTTGAAGTGCGGGAAGATGGGACCGACGGCGACCGCGCCGAGGCGTCCAAGCGCCGCGAGGGTGTTCGCCCACGCGCCGCGTGTCGTGTCTGCCATGACGCGGCCAGCGCCGCCGATGTTCTTTTCGACCGCGCCGAGGAAGTCCTCGAGGGAGACCTTTCCGTCGCTGACCATCTTTCGCAGCTCGTCGGTCGTGACGCCCATCGACTCGCTGAGGTATTTCCAGATCGGAATTCCTCGGTCGGCGAGCTGGTTCATTTCTTGAGTGGTCACCTTTTGGTTCGTGGCGACCTTGCCGAAAATTGAGCCCATTTCCTCCATAGAGGTACCCGCGATTTGGGCGGTATCGGCCACGAGACCGAGGTAGCGTTGCAGATCCTTACCGGGCTTGATCTGGGCGGCGAGCGCTGATGCGGCGGTGGTAGCGGCGGCGTCGAGACCGAAAGCCGTTCCCTTGACCGCTGCTAGGGCGTCCTTGGAAACCTGGGTCACGGTTTGCACATCGGCCCCGAGGGCCCGTAGCTTTGCCTGTGCGTCCTCGATTGCGAGGGCGCGCGAAATGCCCTTTTTGGCGGCGATACCGGCGATTGCCGCGCCGATCGCGCCGACGGCGGCGACGCCGGTTTTTGCCATGCCGCCGAGCTTGGAGCCGAGCCCGCCGAGGGTCGAGGCGACATCACTCATGCCACGCTTGAATTGCGAGGTATTGGCGAGGACGGACACGATGACGGTTTGGCGACCCATCGGCGGTTACCTTTCTTAGTTGCGGTTTCGTTTCTTGAGGACTTTGATGAATTCCTCGAGCTCGGCGAGCGTGAGTTGCTTGTATTCGCTGGGAGACATGCCCGCCGCTACGCACACGTGTGCCATGAGGCGGGCACGCTCCCTAGCTAGGGGCGGGTGGCATCGCCCTCGGTGAGCGGCTCGATGATGCGGTTTGCTTCTTCCATGGGCATGGCGTCGATTTCCTCGAGCGTGAGGGGGTGATCGGATCGGTTGCTCATGATGTAAACGAGGGCCTTGAGGACGCGACCGAGGGGCTTGTCCTCGTCGATCTGGGCGAGCGGGAGGCCGGAGATGTCCTCGAGGGTGGTGACCTCGCCGATGGTGAGAGAATCGAAATTCATGATGGTTCCTTTACAGGTTGTTGTGGTCGAGGAGCTCGCCTAGACCGGTTTCAAGGCGGGTGATGACCTCGCCGCGTGTCTGCTCGATCGCTTTGAGCATGAACGGATTGGGCTTGATGTGGCGCTCGGGCCAGCCGTAATGAACGACGCCCGCGTAGGGTAGGCGTTTGGACTCGAAACCTGTGCGGACCACGGCCTTTGTCTTGCCGCGCCCGGCTCGGATCGAGCCGACCATCTTCCGGGAGCGGGCGGGTGCGAGGGCCCGCCCGCGCCCGGCGACGATCTCGCCGATCGAGTGCATGAGCTCACGCATGTTTTCCGAGTCGGCTCCGGCCTTGCTTGCGGCGCGGATCGCTCGGTTAAGCCCATCGACCCGAAATGCGTACTCGGCCATGCGGGATTAGGCGGGATCGACCGCCGACGTCTTCTGACGCCACGAGACGACCGGGAGCTCGAGGTCAAACGTAGATTCCTCATTGACCTTGACCGGGAGCGTCGGCGGCGTGGAGATCGTGCACACTCCCGTGTAGTGGGGCTGGTCGGCGGTCGGCGTCTCGTTGCCGTTGGGCGCGAAAACGAACGGCACATCCTTGCCGACGTTATCGAACAGGAGACGCCAGAGGCTCGCGGAGGCCGTGGAGACGATACCGGCGACCTTGAGTTTCATCTGCGTACCGCCGCCGCCGATCGAGCCAAACGTCGCGGTCGAGTCCGAGTCCGAGGGGCTCATCTCGGCTTCATTCATGTCCGGCCACACGTCGCGATCACTGAGCTTGAAGCCGAGCTTCTTACCCTTGATGCGGGCAGATTCGCGGACGGTGACCTGTGCGGGTTCGGGTGCCATGATTGGGCCTTTCAGTGGGTGAGGTTTATCGGGGTGGTGGCTGTGATGGTGACGGCGGGGAACTGGAACGTCTCGCCGGTCAGGTAGTAGGGCTGTGAGATCTCGGTAGCGGTCCAGTCGGTGCCGCCGAGGACGGTGAGGACCGCCGAGGTGAGATCCTCGAGGGCGCGGATCTGGTCGACGGCTTTCGCCTTGTGCGTGACGCATAGGATGCGCACGGCGAGGCGGTGGGCACGCGCGAAAGCGGGTGCGGCGGGGTCGAGCTCGATCCATGGGCTCGATGGGGTGAGGATGATTTGCGGCGGTGAGGGCCGGTCCACGTCGTGGGCGAGTACTTGAGCGCCGTCGATCGCGTCGGCGAGGACGGCGGCGAGATCCTCCCTGAGGGCGGTGAGGTCGCTCATCCGAAAGCAACTCCGATCCATGGGGCGAGGATGGGCCTCGCGGCGATCATGGGGTCACGGGCGAGACGGACGCTACCGCCGAGGTCCGAGTACCCGGCGACGATGCCGCCGACCGCGTCGCGCGCCGCCCATAGCTCGGCGGCGACCTTGTGCACGGCGAGGGTGAGGATCTCGCCGGGCACGTCGCGCCCGCTTGTTGCCTTTTCCACGAGGTGGGTCGCGGATTGGAGGACGGGGGTGAGCTCGGTGTCGGTCGCGGTGGGGTTGTGCAAGTACCCACGGAGCGCGTCGAGGGCCTCGGTCAGGGCGGCGGTAGCGTCCATGGTCACGCGCCGATCTTGAGCGGGAGGATGAGGTCAGGGCGCTCCGGCGCGATCGCCGAGTAGTAGTAGACGGACAGGTCCCGAGTCAGGTTCAGGATCTTGTCATCCTGTAGGTGCGCGAGGTTGCTCGAGTGCACGCGGATCGCGTCGGCATTGAAGAAAGCACCGGCGACCTTTTCGCCACGGTTGGTGGTCGCCTTGAGGTCAGGGATGACCGAGATGTTACCGAGGGTACCGGCGAGGACATCGGAGGTGAGGGTACCGATCGTACCGGTACCGTGACCGGACACGGCCATATAGGGGGTGCCACTCGAGTTTTCGAGCGTGGCGAGCTTGAGGAACGTCGCGCGGTCCACGATGAGGCCGGAGATGCTCGAGCCGAGATCCTGGTAGGCGGCATTCACATCGAGGAGCATCGCGACGATGTCGGCGTAGTTCAGAGCCGCGAGATCCTTGGAGATCGTGATCGCGTTCGTGGCGTCCTTGACCTGCGTTTCCCAAGCGGTGTGGAAGTTGGTCGCGGCGTCCTTGGCGGCGGCGGCGGTCATGGCTCGCACGGTCAGGTCGAGCATGTTCGCGCGGGCGCGCTGAATCTCTTGGAACGACAGGCTTGCGCCGCCGCCGAAAGTCTCGATAGTGGCGGTCTTGACCTTGGTCGAGACCTTGCCGGTGGCGAGCTCGTCGCCTTCCTTGACCTGCTTGCCGACGGTGACCGTGTTTTCCTTGAGCTCGGTGTACTCCATGGTCATGCCCTCCATGGGCAGAGCACCGGTCGCGAAGTGACGCGAGAGGGGGTTAGCGTCGGTGATGATCTGGGTGAGGTCGCGCATGAACGTCGGCGTCGCCGAGAGGGCATCGTCGCCGAGGACGCCGCCCTGGTAGGCGCGGGTCATGATCTGGTTCATGGTCTCGATCGCGCGCTCGTCGCCGGAGGCGATGGCCTTGATATATTCTCCGGCGGTGCGCTTATCGGGCGCGGGCGCGGGCGCGGGCGCGTCGGCGAGGGCCGTGCGGCGGTCGAGGTCGGCGAGGTGGGCGCGGATCTCGGTGAGATCCTGGGCGGTGACCTCAGGGGTGGTGTTGCTCATGAGCGGGGTTCCTTTCGGGGTGGGGTTTGCCTCGCGGACGTTGGTGATCTTGGCGTCCTTGTAGGCGGGATTAAGGACGACGGAGAATTCCACGGCGCGGGCGCTCGTGATGGTGTTGACGGTCTGACCATCGACGGTGTCCTCGCGGGCGTCGAGGAGCTCGAAACCGATGCTCATCGACTTGAGGACGCCGTCGCGGATGAGGGTGTAAACCTCATCGCCGCGCTGGGTGTGGGAGATGCGGGCGGTGACCTCGAGGCCCTCGTCGGTGTCGCGGACATCGGTGATCGTGCCGATCGGCTCGGTGTGCTGGTACGCGAGGACGGCGTCGGCGGCGTCGATCGCGCCGCGCTCGAAACGCTCGCGGTACCCGAAGCCCATGTCATAGATGGGCCCGTAGGGCACGCCGATAGCGGTGAATTCACGGCTTCCCTCGTCGAGGGAGCGGGTTTCGAGGGGCAGTGTCAGGGCGGCGGTCCTCATGAGACGGTCACACTTTCGGGGGTGTTGGCGGGTGTGGGGGTGGGGGTGAGTGGTGGGAGGCCCTCGATGTCGCGGACCTCGTCGACGGTGAGAAAGCCCGTTTGGATTGCGAGGGCATGGGCCTCGTACCGGGTTTTCGTATCGGGCCGGAGGACGGCGTTAAGGTTGAATCTCGCGGACTGGCCTCGAGGGAGGAGGGCGGTGAGCTGGTCCTCGATGGGGCTGATGTATCCCATGAGGGTGTCGCGCAGCATGTCGAGTGACGCGGTTTCGAGGTTGTTGTAGGTCATCGAGCCGCCCTCGATCGCGCTTGCGAGCTTGCCGGGCGGGATGCCAAACAGGCGTGCGACGCGGGAGACACCCCATTTCTGGGAGTCGAGCCACTGCAGTTCAGATGGCTTTACGCCGATGGGCTGGTAGGTGAGGCCCTGTCCGAGTACTGCAGTTTTGCCCGCGTTCTGCTTTTCCATCCATTCCGTAGCGGCGGCGTCGGCGGCGTCGCGCGTGAGGGGCTGGTCGGTGGAGAGGACGCCCGCCGGGGTGCCGCCCCTGGTAAACAGGTTGTCGGCGTAGCGTTGCACGTGGGCGAGGCCCGTGAGGCCCTGGTAGGCCGCCTGAATCGGTCCGAGTCCGAGGGGCTTGCCGGGGATTGACAGGTATCGGAGGTGTGCGATGTCGCGGCGGTCAACTGCCCTGCCATCGACGGCGTAGTGGGTGACTTGACGGGCGTCGATGGTGACGGTGACGCGGGCGGGGTCGATATTGATGACGGCGAGCACGGTGCCTTTATCGTCTCGGTCCACTCGCCAAAATGCGTTGCCGTGGAGTGCGAGGGCGGCGACGGTCTCGGTGATCCATTGGCGCTGTGTGCGCCACGGGTCAGGGTGAGCAACGAGGGGCGAGTCGGTGGGGTGATCGCCGCGCCACGTGTCGATTGTGAGTTGTCCGGCGAGGGTCTGCAGGTAGGCGATCGCGCGATAGACCGCGTCGAGTCCGAGGATCTCGTCGATCGCGACGATGTCGGCGCGCGCCGGTGGCATAACGCGCGGCGACAGGGCGTGCACGTCGGCGCGGGGGTGGATCCCAAAGAGGCGAGCGATGTTCATGAGGCATATCGTGCGCGGGGGTGTCTACATATCCCGTAGGTAGCGGCGGCGCGCGAGGTTGTACGCCTTGTAGGCGTGCCGTCCGTCGTGGCACGCGCGCTCGTGGTCGGCGGCGGCTCGCCACGCCTCGATATGCGAGATTCTGGGGATAAAGTCGCGCCAACCGCACGTGCAAACGGCGAGGAACGTGTACGCGCCACGGTCGATGGTGAGCCTATATTGTGAGTTGTGCATCATTGCCCCTTAGAACAGCTGTAGACGGTTACGGCGCGAGGAGGCGCGGTGTGCGGCGAGGGCGAGGGAGCGGATCGCGTCGATCGGCTTAGGCGACTTGGTCGCGCTAAATGCCATGGTCCCGGCGAGTGGGCGGGTGACGGCGTCCTCGAGGGCGGCGCGCGTCGCGGGGTCGCCGTCGTGGTGCACGGTCCCGGCCTTGGTCTTGTCGATGAGCCATTGACAGGCGGCGGCGTACTCGCGGGTTTTGACGACGGTGACGGGTATCCCCATTTCCTCGAGCTCGGCGAGGACGGTGCGCATCGGGCCGGTAGCGTCGGCGACGATGTCGGTGTATCCAGCGTGGTACATGCGCGAGATCGCGTCGGTTACCCACATCGTGCCGGATTGTGCGGCGAGGCAAACGGCTTGGGTGTCCTCGCCGGATCGGTAAGCGCCGTAGATGGTCGCGCCGGATCCGTCGTTAGCGATGTCGACGCCGACGGTGATGAGGCCGGGGCCGGGCGGTGCGAGCTGGTCGCTCGGCGTGGCGAGCGAGTCCCAAATAGCGAGGTCGATGACGCTCGCCTCGCCGGTGAGATCCTCGAGGTTCAGGTAAGAGCGTTTCCATGTTGCGAGCGGTTCGTCACGCCCAAGGGTGAGGATCTTATCGAAAGTTTGCGTGAATCCGATCGCGGGGTGGAACGAGAGCGTGTCGCGCCCGTAGGGGTCGGCGGCGGCGAGGTCTGGGTCTGCAGACCACTCGAAATACGCGGTCCTCGAGTACGGGTCTTTTGTGGCGGCGCGGCCCTGCGTGATGAGGCGATTGAGGTACGCCGATCGCGCGGTGCCCTTGGTCGAGACGATCCACAATTGGGAGTCGATGACCGTCGCAAACGTCGGATTAATCGCGGCGGTGAGCGCGGTTCCCGATTCCTCGTCAAACGCCCACGCCTCATCGATCATGACCAAATTGAGTGAGTCACCATGCACGGCGGTCGGCGTCGGCGCGAACGGCGAGAGTGTCGATCCTGTGCGCTTGTAGGTCAGCGCCTCGGCACCCTTTGATGCGTACTTCTTAAAAGCGTGAGGATGGTGATCCACGTCGAGGGCTTGAATGATCTGGTCCCACCGCTTGCGCGCGTCTTTGCCGGTCTGCGCGGTCATCTGAATGACGTGGTCGCGGTAGGCGAGGAGACGGTCGCCGGCGACGGCGCGCATGAGCGCGGTCTTTCCCGATTGGCGAGGCACCGAAACAATAACGGTGGTGTAGGCCCATTCTCCGGGCCGCTCGAGGTCGAGCTCGAGGGCCACGTCGGCAACGTATTTTTGCCAGGGCATGAGGGGTGTGCCCATGACGTGGTCGGCGATGTGAGCGACTCGGTCGCCAAACGTTGGCCTGTCCGGGTTGCGCTGGGTCGCGTAGGCTGGCGGTGCAATGGGCGGCGTGGTCATGCGAGGGCCTTTGCGGTGAGGGCTTGAATCTGGGCGTCGAGCGCATCGAAATAGGGTTCTTGACCGGTGAGAGGCTCCGGGAGAGCGTCGAGGGTTTCCACGAGGAGTTTCGCGAGGTTCGCGGTCGCAACTGATACGCCCTTGGGGCCGCCGCTCATCCCCTTATCGACCGCGCGCGCCGTTGATTCGAGGGTCGCGGCGATCGCGATGTACTTGCCGGTTATGAGGCCGTCCTTTCGGAGCGCTGTGAGCGCCGCGATGGTCTGTGATTCGACTGGACCGGCCACATGGACGGGGGTCGGCGGCTCCATTCCGGGCAGTAGGCCGGTTTCGAGTGGTTCCATGGGTTTTTTCCTGTAGTTTCCTTTAATCTTCTGCCCTTTTCGGCCGTTTTCTGACGTGTCGGAGGGGGACGGAAGGAAAAGGGGGCGGGGCTTCCTGGGGTAGGCGTCTCAAAAAAGCCCGGCGATGAGAGCCGAGCGAACCGGAGGACGGACCGTCTTGACCGGGCGCGCGCCACGAGAGATATTGCAATGCAGATGAGAGAGCCGGAGCCCGGCGATCTCATCCCCACCGCCGAGCGACCGAGGTACCACGTGTTCCACTGATGCCGAGAGCGGATCGGGATACGTGCGACTCATGTCGATCGGACCTCGGCACACGTAGCACGTGGTGCCATGCGTGGCGGCGACCTGCCATTTGATCTGCGCCACCCTCCGGCCACCCCACCTGCTCACGGGTAGACCCGATCCGTCGGCGACGGGCTGGGCGGCGGCGGGTACGATGCCGCGATCTCGTCGCGCATCTGCCGGGCGAGTGACGCGATCTGCAGAGACAGACCGGCGAGACGGAATTGCGGCGAGCTCATCGAGTATGGGTGCTTCCCGTTGAGCTCCTCGTGGGCTCGCATCGCGGCGGCCTCAATGTCCATGGCGATGTCAGCCACGATGGCGCGAGAGTCAGGCAGTGGCGTGGTCATTGAGGAGTTCCTTTGCGGTCGAGTCTTTTATGGTGAGGCGCGCCCATGAGCGATAGTGTGCTTCAGGGTAGGTGGCGTGCATGTACTTCACGAACGCCGGGGGCCAAGCCGCTTCGGGGTCTTCGTTGATCGCGGTCTCATCGTCTTTGCGCCGCCGCTCTGCGGCGACTCTCTCGGCCTCGGCGACCTGCTGCTGTCGCATGATTGCTTCATATTTGCAGCGATTACAGCGGTCTGACGCGGGTTCGCCGTGCTTGCACTCGGTAGCTAGGTAAGTCATGTAGGTTGGCGTGTACTTCGGCATATCGGTTGATTCGTCCTTTCGTGGCGAAATGATCTTCTTTCGGGAGGAACGAGGGGCGGCCTTGGCGGCCCCCTCATCCCGAAGGGAGGGAAGGGGCGTCGCCATGTCCACATGGGCATCGAGCGGCTTCGGACGGGCCGCGTTTCGGCGAAGGCGGTAAAGCTGGACACGGGCGCGCGTCGCCGCGTTGCGGGCTCGATCTTCGGCGTCGGAGGCGCGGCGGAAGGCCAGCGCCCAGTCCACGAGGACACGCTTAACTATCTTGATAACGCCCACGGTCGGCACACCCACCCTGATGCCGCCCCGATGCCACTCGATCACGCCAGCGTCTTCGAGCCATTGGAGGCAGCGGGACGTGTGTCGGAGCGAGTAACCGGCGCGCTTGGCGAGCTGGCGGGCGGTGGTTTGCACGGTCGCCGAGAGGTCGGCGCGGGTGTCGTGCGCGAGTAGGGCGAGGGTATCCAGGATCGCGCGCGAAGCCGCGAATTCGCGGCCCCTGAGTGGTCCCCACCCGATCCGAGAGAGCGCGGCCAGAATAGAGGTGAAGCTCATCCCGGCATTGAGCTTGCCTCCCCGGCGGCGGGCGGGCGCGGGGGTCGGCTGGGCGGCGGCGTCGTTCGCGTCGGGTCCGCGATAAGCGGCCTTGGCGGCGGCGATAAAGTCGGCGCGCTCCTGATCGGTCCAAGCAACGGCGGTGGTCATTGCTGACCTTCGATCATGTAGCGAACCGCAACGGTCACGTAACAATGCACGAGCTTTGCCTTGATCGCGCGATCCTTGGGACGAAGGCGCTTTGCCCCAGGGACGCCGGTGTTGGCGGCGTCTTCGGCGAG